AGTATTAGAAACAATCAATCCTGTTTGTGAAACATTGGGGCTTGTAGTTTTTCAAGCACCAAGAATTATAGATGGCAATGATGTTTTGTATACTAAGATATCTTTAGCAGATAATCCAAGTGAGTTTGTTGAGGGCGAATTAAGATTGCTATTACCTAGTGCAGATATGCAGAAGTTGGGTTCGGCTATTACATACGCTCGTAGGTACTCATTGGTTACTATGTTTAATCTTGAGCAAGAGGATGATGATGGACAGTCAGCAAGTAAACATCCAACTGCTACACAGAAAAGAAACATACAAATCAACAAGGCTATGGATGGTTTAGTTGAGGCACACAAAACCAAAGACATAGAAAAGGCAACACAGATTTGGGAGTGGGCAACAGACAATGGACACACCCAAGTGCAAGACAAACACATACAACTATTTGGAGAATGATATGAAACTAAGTAAACAAGAACGCAGAATTTTAAATCAATTTCAAATGAATGAGATTAAAGATTTTGATGAACATGGTGAGCCAACTAAGTATCACCAATGGGGTGCTATCAATCCAATGGACGCATGGAACAAGTGCGGAGTCTATAGATTGTCGGCAGTTATTCACAACCTAAGAAAGAAAGGGTGTGAGATTATAACTAGAGATAAGAAAGTACAAAACCAATTCGGTGAGTCATGTACGGTTGGTGAATATCTCTTTGATATAGGGAGAAGATAATGACTGATAAAAGTAAAGTCGTAGTAGAAGAGCATGAGCATGAAGATGATGAGGATAGCCTAATAGACTTAGCAAATCATATGGCTTTGTGTGATGTTATGCGATTAATATTAATCAACATGGATAGGATAAAAATATTTCATTATGAAAATGGAACATTTGATGACATATCTAGTGTTGGTTTTAATGGTGCAGTTATACAAATCACTACAAATGTAGATGATGAGTAGTGTATAGAAAGAAGTGGGTTCAATGGAGGAAATGGGATTCGAACTGGCACTCAATCCCCTTTCCTAAAGCATTTTGAAAATTTTATATACACAAATATATACACAAATATACTCACAAAGTAGTGTATAATAGATATTTATAATTAAACAGTCATAGGAGGAAAATATGGCAGAGTACGACAACACAAACAGAGGTAGTATTTGGACTGCCAAGAGTAGGGAAACAGATAAACATCCCCACTATACTGGAACAGCTAATGTAGATGGTGCTGAGTATTGGATATCAGCATGGGCAAAGGACAAAGATGCAAATCCTAAAGCACCCAACCTAACCTTTAGCTTTAAGTTAAAAGATAATCAGCAGATTCAACAAGCACCTACAACTAGTGTGGATGAAGATGATGAGGACTTACCTTTCTAATGGTTGAGAAGATTAATACTCGCTGTGCTCGTGGTAAACCACAGCGAGTGTACACCCTTGATGATGGTAGTAAGTTGACAGCACTAGAACTACAAAGCCAACTTAACGAGAAATGGGGATGTGAAGCAACTCTTTTTTTAGCAAGGAGTAGACTTAATAAATCTACAAACCCAAAGAAAGTTTTTGCTAAACCCATTAAAACAAGACCAAGAAAAATATTAACAATAGAAGAAAAGGATATAGCTAGAGAGATGATGAAACTAGCTTTAAAAAATATATGAATAAAACAACTTGCCCTTGTTGTGGACACGAGATAGATACAAGGTCTACTAAACAAGCACCAACAGAATTAGAGAGGTGGAAGTTTGAACAATTCAGATTAGAATACAGAGGTAAAAAGCGTGGTTTTGATACTGAACTTAAAAACTTATTAAAACATAAAGACTGGAAATCTATTATCAATGAGTTGAGTTCAAACACATACTATAAAGGTGAGGACATTAGATACATTCCACACCTACAAACTTTTATAAACCAAAGAAGATGGGAGATGTTTGCAGACGAACCAGTCAAAGAAACAAATCCTTACGGCAATGAATTTAACTGGAGAAAACAATGATTGATAAAAAACTAAAATTAAAAGCTGATAAAGATTATTACAGAGCACTACAAGACCTTGAAGAAATTAATAGATGGTCAGAGGATGATGATGTTCTTAAACTTAAAAATGAAATGGGTTGGACAATAGCCCATGCTCAAGCAAAACGAGGTTGGACGACAAGGAATATAGACATACTTAAACTAGCTACTGTTCATGGCTATACTGTTGCTCATGCTCAAGCGTTTCGTGGATATCATTTTAGTGATAGCAATCCAATAGGTGAGGAAATATTAAAGTGGAAAACAAAATTAACATGGCTACCTAGTGGTAAACAATTAAAAATGCAACCTGTAACCGTTAAACAAATGAGGGATTTATGAAGAATTCATTAGATGCAGAACGCCAAGTGATAGGTGGTATCTTATTAGACTGCAATAAACTAACGCAAGTAAACTCAACTGGTATTAATAAAAATGATTTTGGTGATGAAGAGTTGAGTATGTTATTTTATTATATTTGTGATATGCACGATGAGGGCGAACACATTGACCCCCTTACTCTAAGAAACTATATAGATAAAGAGGGTAATCATAGTGGAGAATGGACAGGGTTTCCATTTTTAGTTGGTCTAATGGAGCAATGTGTGAGTGTTTCTAACATTGTTACTTATGCTACTCACATTCGTAATACTAGAATCAATAATGATATTGAAAAGCTAAAGAAAGATATCAGCTTTGATAATTATCAAGACACAGTAGACAGTATTAATAGATTAGAGGCTCAACTTAAAGACGATGAAGAGGGCTCAATGGAGAATGTAATTAGCAAGACTGTTGATTACATACACGAGATGCACGAGAATGGAACTGGATTACCTACTGGTTTCGATTCTATTGATAGCCTTTTGGGGGGAATGAGAGGGGGTACATTGACAGTTATTGCGGGTAGACCTAGCATGGGTAAGAGTACACTAGCACTTAACATAGCAGACTATGTATCTAAGACTAAGAATGTTCTGTTCTATTCATTAGAGATGCAACAAGTACAACTGATGATGAAGATGGTAGCTTGTGATACAGAAATTAACCTAAACAAAGTGGACAGGAACGAACTGTCAGACTCAGAGAACGATAGATTTTACACAGGGTTATCGAATAAACACAAACAACACATGACAATATTAGACAAGGGTGGTGTTAAGGTTGGTGATATAGTATCTAAGGCTAGACAAATGAATGGTCAAACTGGACTGGACTTTATTGTGATTGACTACTTACAGATTATGAAGTACGACAAGAACAAAGAGATAAGTGAGTTGGGGTATATTACTAGAGAACTTAAATATCTCTCTAAGGAGCTAGACATACCCATAATTCTACTTTCTCAATTGAGTCGTGGGGTAGAGCAGAGGGAAAACAAACGCCCTCTTATGAGTGATTTACGCTCGTCAGGTGAGATTGAGCAAGATGCTGACTGTATTATTATGGTATATCGTGATGAATACTATAAGAAAGAGGAGTCAGAAGATAAAGGATTAGCTGAAATCATTGTAGCTAAGAATAGAATGGGGCAGATTGGTTGGGTTAAATGTAAGTTTGAGGGTCAGTTTTCTAAATTCTCAGACATGGAGTTAGATATATATAACAAGGAGTAGTATATGAGTTATCAAAAGTTAGATAGTGAAGTGTTAAAAATAGTTACTGGCGTATTAAAAGATATGGCTGATAATGAATCAGTAAGTGAGTATGGTCGTGAGAATGCACAAAATGTGCTTGACATGATTGGTAGAACTTATGTATCAGTAGCACAATTTGAACTTAATACAAGTAAAAAAGATGAGTAAAATCACACAATCAGCAAGGGGTATGCCTTGCCAAGTAAGATTAGAGGGCTGTATGCCCGAAAATGAAACCGTAGTTTATGCCCACATGAACGGTGGAGGGATGGGAACTAAGGTATCAGACTTGTTTGGCATGTATGCCTGTTGTAATTGCCATGATATTATAGATGGTAGACGACAGTTAGACCCACCATTAGAAAAAGAGTGGCTTGAATTACAAGTTGCAAGGGCTGTATTAAAAACACAAAAAATACTTTTAAGAGATAGTTTAATTAAGTTAAAATAGGGGTTCTTTTTTAATAAGGAGAAAGATATGCAAGATATGATTAATAAAGTTTTAGAAAACAAATCACTTACTGTGTTCCTTGCAGTTTGTGTGTTAGCCTTGTTCTTTGGTTGGATAGGTGGATAAGGTACACGACAATATAACGAATCCCTCGCACTATACTAAAGGCGAGATAGAGCCTATTGACTTTATCATTTCCCATGACATGAACTTCTGTATTGGGAACGCTATTAAGTATCTTGTGAGGTTTCGTTTTAAGCATGAGGGAGAGGGTCAGATACAAGACTTGAGAAAAAGTATTCAATACATACAAAAACAGATTGACAGTATGTTAGACTCTAATATAAAATGAGTAATAAAAAACCACATCCAATAAAAAATAAGTTATTACATTCTGTTAGAAATGATAAAATATGGATGCCAAAAAAAATTTTAAATAAAAAGAAACAACAAAAGAAAATAGGGTACAATGATTAGTAGGGTTATTCAAAAACATAAACCCAAAGAGGCAATCTTCAAAAGTTTAGTACAAGATTACTTTAAAGAGAATCCCCTAACAGACGAAGCAGTAGTAACTATCAAGAAGTCTAATCGCTCAGACGCTCAAAACAGACTTTATTTTTACTGGGTTGATATTCTAGCAAAGGAGATAGGGTATTCCAAACAGGAAATGCACCTTACTTTGGCTGATAAATTCTTGCCTAAGATTAAATTTACAACACAAGAAGGCAAACAAATTTCTCAAATACCCTCAACTACAGGGCTAGACATTGAGGAATTCATAGATTACATTTGCGAGATTGAAATGTTTTCAGGTGAGTGGGGCATTAAGTTACCTCACAACCAAGATTATAAGATAGCGGTTTACAATGAGTATACAACATGAACAAGCATTAGATGAAATAAGAACAAGTATTCAAGATGCTTTAGAATTGGCAAGAGAACAAGACGAACCACGAGATATGGAGATGAGATTTATACTGTCTTTATTAATAGAAAAGGTAGAGTCTTTAAGATATGAAATATTCTCAGAGATTTGATATAAATCCTGTACCCGCTAGTCGACCAAGAGTTTCAAGATGGTCAACTTATTATCCAAAGAAGTACACCAAGTTTAAAAAAGATATGGAAGCACTAACAAGTGAGATAGAAACAACTCCCTCTGAAAAGCTAGTTAGTGTTGAGTTAGAGTTTAGAATTATGATGCCAAAATCATTTTCTAAAAAGAAAAGGCAGGGGTTAAATAACACATACTGTAGTAACAATTCAGATATTGATAACTACATCAAAGCAATATTAGATTCTTTGAATGGTGTGTTTTATATAGATGACAAACAAGTAGTGGAGATATTTGCTAGAAAGATTTATGGTGATGAAGGCTACATACTTTACAAACAAAAGGAGATAGAAAACAATGACGAGGTTAGAACTATGTGAAGCGTTGGCAACAGATTATGCAAAAAGAGCATCATCATTAAGTCTAAAATTTGAAGAGGCTTATCAGAAATACTTTAAGAGATGCGAGATACGAAGTTATGAAAATCTGTTACAACAATTTACAGTAGGAAACCTCGGAAAAAAAGTAAAGAAAGTTGACACAAGAAACGATATTGAGTATATAATAACTCAATCAGATGATGATTGTGAAGATGGTGTTTGTAAATTATGAAACTATATTATCTTGGATTTTGTTTGTGGTTCTTCTTACTTGTAGCTATGCTAACAGGTTGTACCATACTTGAAACAAAAATGGAAGAGATGAAAATATCTCAAGAAGTAAACTTTTAAATAGATTCTATTTACTGTTGTATAATATACCTTATTTACTTGAGGGAATTAATGAACGAAGCAACAGAACAGATTAATATTAAGATTAATAAAAGAGATTTAAAGTTTATTGATGCGAAAGCTGAACGATATGGAATAAGTCGTTCTTCTTTGCTGAAGTTGATGGCTTTAAACGGAGAGTTATCCGTAGCTAATTTAGATAGAGAGAAATTAAGATTACCAATTACCTAATTTTAGGAGGGGTTTTCTTACAGGGAGTACATCCTTGAACACTATCACTCCCTCCGTAATTATTGTAGGTGGTAGTGTAAGGTTAAAACTACAGTTGATGTGGGTATGTACAATCAACACAGGCTAAGGGCTTCACCCTTTTTGGCAAGTTTACCTGTACTTGTGCCGAGAAAACAGGTATCTAATCGTACTTCTTAGACCTTTGATATCTCTCGTTATAGGAAGGGTGTTGTCTAGTAAATAATCCTGTAAAGCCATCTGCAAAATTTCCCCTCATCCAGTCTGGCAACCATGTTTCATCCTCCTCTGAGCCTTTAAACCTTTCATACCATCTACCAAACACATCTGATTTGTCAGCAGAACTGCCATCATCAAATGCTTTCTGGATTTTCTTCTGGTTTCCTGCACCTATTTCATGGGGTGGATTTTTATCATAGATATTGGCATACACAAACTTAATCTGTGCATCAGCACTATCTTCTTGGTCAGTATCTTCTAGGTATTGTAGATAAGATGAAAGGTGTCCACCAGTAAACTGGAATAAACCATAC